GGCGAGCCGCTCTCGAACTGGTTCTGCGTCGTGACACTCTCGCATCCGGGATTGCCCGAGGTCAAAAGCCGCTGACAGCCCTGGTGGTTCGGTACGCCGACCCCCGTGCCCCAGCCATGCGGTGAATACATGTGCCCGCAGTTGGAGATGTACCAGAGTGCGCGAGGGATACGAACCGGGCCGTGAACGTTGGAGTAGAGCGTGCCCTTGGGTCTGCCGCCACCGCGCGCGTCAGCCACTTGGTCGAGGTTGCACCCTTCCAGCGCGATCAATTCCGCCTCGACGAACACGCCGAAATTCCCCCGGTCGATCGTGTTCAGCTCGGAGATATAGACGAAAGAGTGGTCATAGGTGTGGTCGTTCGGCGCATTGTCGTCAGCTGTATAAATGCCGTGGTGCAGGCCCTGCGTTTCCACATCGTGCATGAAGATGACGCGATCCTCGCCGCCCCAGACAGAAACAACGGCGCGATATTCCGCCGCGTCCGTGCCGGTTTCCTCGGACGGATCAAGCCCGCCGTACAAGCGAAGATTGATCACCTTCAGGTTCTGTGCTGCCACATTAATCACATCGCCGTTCAGCAAGGTCGGATCCAAATGAAGCTGCGCCTTCGTGTCCCCGCCGTAGGTGTCGAAGACCATGTTGAAGCCGGAGTTGTTGATGTAGACAAACTGCTTCTCGTGATCCTCTCCACTCTTGACGCGGATGCGAACGTCTCGGTCAGCCGCCTGAACGTCAGTCTCAAGGTCAGCCCAGGTTGTATAGGTGTTGATTGCGCCGGCAGGGAAATCGCTTGCCGACGAAAGATAGAACGTGTCTGCCTCGGAATAGACATCATCGATCGTCTCGGTGATGTTCACACTTCCGGTCAGAGTCACCGGTTCATAATCCTGGTAATAGATCGTTACCGACCATTGTTTCAGGCCCGCCGTCTGGAAGCTCCTGGACGCCTTTGGCCCGAGTTTCTTCGCGCGGCCAGTGCTGCGAAAGAGATGGTCGACGTTCAGGTTTTCATAAGGGTTGGCCGCTTCGTCATCGTAGAAAGTCCAGACGAAGCCGCCCGTCAGATACACATGCATCGGGACGTTTTTCAGCCCAAGCATCACGCCGCAGGGAGCGACAAGATCCGCGTGTCGAATATCCATCTCGACCCAATCCAGCGGGCTGACCCGGGAAACGACAGTGTTGTATGCGCGAAGAGCCATGATGCTTCCTTATGCAGTCGGGGTGACAGACGTCACCGAGGTCAGTGCGATGTTGCCGTGCGCGTCGATGTGGGCCAGCCAAACGTCATAGGCTGTGCCGTTGGTGAGCCCGGTAAGGTCCAGAGCGGTCTGCGCCCCGGTTGCGGCGATCGTGTTCACCGACGATGAGCTAGGGGCCAGGTCGTCATCCGCCTTCAGCTGGGAGATCACCTGCCAGCCGTTCGGCGCGGGATCACCAGCAAGGACGGCAACCGCCCGCGCTGTTCCGTTTCCCTCATCCGTGGACCATGCAACACTAATGTTACCGTCACCGGGCGTTGCTGACACGCCGCTGAGGACCGGGGCAGTGAAGTCAAAGCCGAAAGACGTCCCGTCCCCCAGGGTCTCGACGTCGGAAGAAAACGCAGGGTTGCGCACTTCCTCGACAAAGTAGTGGACGTATGTCGCGGCCTCTGACGTGTCGGTCAGATCGTCTGTCTCGCTGCCCGTGTCGGCCGAAGTGACCGAGAAACTGAAAGCCTCGAGCGTTCCAGTACCAGCCCCGGCCTTGATGTCCGCTTTGCTTGGCGCTGTCGCGGATGTCGAGGTGACCCCGAAGACGACCAGGCCCATGAGGCTGTTGGTCGTGATGGTCTGCGTGATGTAAGGAGGAAACCCCGCCGCGGGAACTTCCATCGACGTGTCGGAGAGAACGATTGTGATCGTGTCCCCCATGCTGAAACGAAATTTTCCCATTGCCGCCCCTTATGCCGGAAGAACTTCAAGGCCGGTGTAGGCCCAGGCCCTGCCGCTTTCGTTTGCGTGGTTATGTGACCAGGCCCCTGCCGAAGCCTTCTCCTCGTATGTCGAAGTGAAGCGCATCAGGCCGCCAGTCTCATCATCAGTCAAAACCGTCGCGCCAGTCACCGTGTCGGTGTAGCCGGTGCCGGAAATACCCGCCGCCGTCAGGATCAGGCTATTATCTTCCGTCGACGTTCCAGCAATGCTGAAAGCTGTCGGACCAGAAATGTCGCTATCGCCGGTGATGCCACGGACAGGAGTGGCTTGGTCGACCGCCGTCATTTCCACCAGCTCGATATATTCGGCCGTCATCGAAAGCCCGGTCGAGGTCGTGAAAGACACCACGTTAGAGCCAGCGGGAATATCCGCATCGAGCATGGTGAATTGCGCCGCTCCTGCGTTGAAGCGTCGCCCCTCGACCGCCTGCGTGGTCATTGCGACGCCCCCGATAGTGACAGTGAACTCAGAGGTCAGCGGGTTGTCAGCGTCAGCGTCATTTGAGCGCCAGCCGATGTTGGCCACGATGAGACGATTGGACCCGGTCCGCGCCGTGAAGCTGCCACCGTTCGATACTAGCGTCGTGTGAGACGGGTTAAACACCACAGCCGAAACACCAACTGGGCTATTATTCAGGTCGCTGTCCGTATCTACGTTAGAGAACTGATCCCCATGCGCGAGGTGAATGTCATACGCTACGCCATTGGTCAGGCCGGTCAGCACAACAGTCGTCTGCGCACCGGTGCCGGAAACAGTGACGTTCCCGCTATCCGAAGAGGGCGCGCCGCCACCGGATGCTTCGCCAGCAAGAATTTCCGTTGCCGTGGGGGCTGTCGCTCCATTCGGAACAGCAACGATCCTGGCAGTGCCGTCGCCCGTGTCTGTTTCCCAGTCGATCGAAAGCTGCGTGCTTCCTGCCGTGACACCAGTGATCGACACGACCGGAAGCGTAGTTTTGATGCTGATCGCAGTGTCTGAGTAAACCGGAGACGCGCCCGCCGCGTTCTGGAAGACCACGTAAAGGTCGAAGACGCCTATGATTGCGGCTGAAATGTCAACATCCACAGATCCCCCCAAGGGATTTGCGGCAAAACTCCCGCCATCTTCAGGGGCCCCGCCGCCGGAAGCCTCACCAGCCAGAACCTCGGCCTGGCTGGGAGCCGTCGATCCGTCAGGGACCAACACCCAGAACCCAGTGCAGCTGACATTCAGATCCGCGACGTAGATTGGCACATCCCCGTCGCTCTCTTGGGTGCCAGCCGTGACCGCGCTTGCGGTAGGGGCGACCACCCCGCCCCCGCCAAGCGCCCCCAGCGTCAGCTGCCCGCTGATGTTGGCGAGCGGAAAGAGATTAGGCACCGTCCGTCACCCCGACATAACCGGTGATCTGCGGCATGACGAAAAGGGCTGACGCGCTGGCAACGTCGGCAAAATACGCGGCGACCTGGTCGGGCGTCGCGGCGGATCCGGTGCGCAACACCAGCGACCCTGCGGTCGAGGTCGGCGCGCTGCCCGATGTGGCCATCACGTCGATGCCGGCCCCGGTCTTGTTCTGGATGCCGCCGACGCCGGAAACTTCCGTCCATTCGCCCGCAGGGCACAAAATATCAGCATAAGCCATATCGGTTCCTCAGATTTTCCAGTCGCAATGCCGCGACCCATATTCGTTTTCGACACCGATCTGCCGCAGCGTGTCACGGTCCGTGGCGAGAATAGCACGGGACGTCTGCGGGGCAAACACCTTCGGGCCAGGCACGACCTGACAAAACTCGCGCGGGCCGCAGCTACTCAGGGCGAGTAACGCGGCGCAGCAACTCATCATCCGTTTCATTGCGAATCCTTTCATTGATGTCGCGCACCTCTTCGCACGTCTCGGCTGTCTCGGCCTTTTCCTTCAACTGGCCGACCCGGTACGTTTGGGCCGCTGCGAAGATGGTCACACCCGCGAGGGCGACGACAAGGGCGCGCAGGATCATGACCGCAACCAACGGGCCGTGAGGGCTGCCCCTGCTGCCAGGATCAGCGCGACCGCGCCGTAACCCAGAAGATCAAATGCGAACGGCGGCACGACCTCCTTGACGTCTTCGCCCAGCCCGACGATCGCCGTGACGCCGGCCGCGCCGCCCAGACCTTTCCATGCCTTCGACAGTTTGCTGTCGGTCGGTGTCGGCTGGATCGGCGGCACGGCGTCACGCACGCCTTCCAGTGTCGCCCAGGTGCGTCGCCCGACAATGCCGTCGACGGGCAGATCGTGCGCCGCTTGGAAGGTGCGCACCGCCCGTTCCGTCTCGGGCCCGAACGCCCCGTCAGCTTCGACACCGATCGCCTTTTGCAGGCGCTTGACGTCAGCGCCTCGATCGCCGATCCGCAGCACCACCGGCGACGCGGAACCGGACAGACGGCGATATTCCGCCTCGATCCGTTTCGCGTAAACCTCGGGCTGTCCCGACCCGTTGTAGCGCCGGGCGAAGGTGTACCAGTCATGCGCCCGCACCGCCGAGTCCAGACCCCACGCCTTGACCAGCGACACGAAGGCGTCAAGGTGCGCATCGGCGCTGTCGGCCATCGCCTCGACCATTTCCACGGGGCCGGAAAATCCGGCGTCCTGTGCGTTGTCGCCCATGATCTGCGGCCCGCCCCAGGAAGACGCACGCAACGCCGCCAGGGGGCTTGCGCGATAGGCCGCGTCGAACATGTCGTCACGCTGGCGCTGCGGTATTTTCAGGCTTTCGCGCCAGTGCATTTTCGACGCGGGCATCTTGTGCGGTTCAAACCGTCGCTCGACCGTGCCATCGGCCCGAAACGGTGCCTTGCTTTCGACGGCAAAGATGGCGCGCACCGCAGCCCCTTCGCAACCAAGTGCGGTAGCGGCGCGCCCATATGCGCCATCGGTCAGGGGCTTGGCTAGGCCGCGCCAGGGTGTCGACATGGTTCATTCCCTCCGGGGTAAAAGTTCATAGGCCAGCGTGTCGGTGCGATCGGGCACAGGTGTCGAGACGCCCGGGCACGCATACGTCAGAGTCAGATAGACGGTGATGCGGCCGGGCCGCATGCCGGCAGGTGGCACCATTTCAATTCGCAGGGTCTGCAGGTCCGTGTCGATCTGGCGCGCAACGGGGCCGGCACGGGCGCGACCGCCCGGCGTCGGGATGTTCCGTTCGTCCTGAAAGATCGGGGTCCAGTCCGTCAAGCGGCAGTCAGCGCCCAGGCGCGTGCGGGCCGCGACCATGAACATGGTGACATTCTCGCCCTCGACGACCGGTTCCTTGATGTAGGAAAGGCCCTGCGGCTGGCGGATCACGCGATCTTCGCCATTGGCCCGGGCGACGTCGGCTTTCAGCGTCGCCACGTCGTCGGCAATCGTGCTGATGCGCTGCACTGCGTCCTGCAGCTTGTCAACGTCATCTTTCATTTCGTCAAACCCGACGATGACCCCGTCGACGCTTTTCAGGAACTCGGCTGCGGGGCCGATGGTCACGGCCCACATGCCTACGGACCCCAGGACGATGGCTGACAGCGCGCCGAAAATCTTCGACACCTCGATCAGTCTGCCCACTGCCGTTGTCGGGAAACTGTCGTTTGTCACTTCGCTTCCTTCCGACATTTAGATCGCACCGTCACTCACGCGACGGACGTGCAGGGTGTTGTTGTGAGCACTTGTGACGTTGAGCGCCTTGGACCCACCGCCGTTGTTTTGCGACGCACGGATCTGGTATTCACGCGAGGTGCCTACGGTGCCGACTGCTACCGTGAAGTCGAATGCGAAAGACTCATCCGTCAGCCCGCCGGCAGGCAGGATGGTATTTCCGATAGCCACGGTGTTCACCACGTCGTACAGTTCGATTTCGACTTTGTCCCCTGCGGTGAGGCCGGTGATGGTGAGCTGCCCCTTGAATTGCGCGTATGTCGGGTAGTTGACGGACCAGCGCCCGTTGCCGGTATTGTACACAGCTTGCTGGTCGCTCACTTCACTATCAAACAGCACCGCCGACATGGTCGAAAAGACGCTTTGTGCGCCGGTCTTTTCGACGATAGCAGTCGGCTCGTTGGTAAACCCGTCTTGTTTGGTCTGGCCCGCATAACCGAAGTTGTCATAGTTCACGTCTTCAACGCGGCAGTTAGCAAACTCAGTGTTGGTGCCGCTGATCTTGAAAGCCGTATAAGCGTTGTTCCCGGACGTGGCGCGAACCACCACCCCTTTGATGTCCACGTTGGCGACGGTATAAGTGGACCCGTCGAACTCCACCGCGTTCGTCATGACGTATGTGTCGTTTGAATAGAACTGCAGGTTGCGTCCCTTGAATGCCTTGATCCCGGTGCAGTATATGGCCCGCTTGTGGTTGTTCTCGAACGTGGTGTCGTACAGGAAGCACGACTGGCCAAGGCCCGCTTCGCCCGGAACCCAGAAAGCGCAGTTCTGGTTCAGCGTGAATGCGCATTGGTTCATGGACAGGATTTGCCCTTTCCACTGCATCCCGCCAGACGGTGGCGTACTTGCGGCAGAGTTGGTGCCGCAAGCCTGCACAAAAACGTGATTCATGGTGATGAACGAGGTTTCGTTAAACCCGGCATCGCCCTTCGCGTCAATGCCCCAGCCCGTGCAGTTCTCAATGCGGACGTGATCCATGTTCACCATGTTGGAACCGTCGTTATCCCCGACAGCGCACGGGATGCGCAGCCCTGTCCCCGCCATCCCGTCAATGTGAATTTGCGCCAACTGCACCATGTATGAGGTGTCAAGCTGGATGCCGATCTGTGCCGAACCCGTGGTAGAGATTACCTTGAACCCGGTGAGCAGCCCGCCCATCAGGAAGTTGCTTCCTGGTGTGCCGCCAGACGAAACGTCGAACATTGGTGCAGAGGAAACTTGATTGTCGAAGACCGTCAGGCCGATGCCCGCGCCGATGATCTGCGGACCTTGGTTGAACGTCGACGCGGAACCGCTCACGAGCGTAAGGCTGGTGCCAATGACAAACGTCCCGACGCCGAAGAACAGACGCCCGCCGCCCGCGGCCATGATGCTGTCATATGCGTTTTGAATGGCCGTCGCTTGGTCGGAACCGGTGGTGATGCCGAAAGCCGCCGCCGCATAATCAGCGCCAATTACGGGCAGCACATTCATTTTCACACTGCCGGCGGTTGCGATGTGGTTCGTGCTGGACCCGGACGCGACGACCTCATACACATAGCCGCCCGCGCCGATGATGTCGCCGGCCGCGACGACCTTTGTGCCGCTGACCGTGTAGGTCAGATCGGTGTCGGCCAGCAAGTCGGCGACGCTGTCAAAGGTGAACCGGATCCGCCCGAAAAGGTCAGCGACCCCCTGCATGCTCGGTTGATTGGTGGGCTCTTTGGGGTAAGAGAAAATCGCATTTTCTGCGGATTGCTTCACGCTCATTACGTCACCGTCACGCTATGGGGGCCATCTGCATTCCCTTCTACCCCAGACCCGTTGATTGGGGCAAACCAATAATAATAGGTGTCGGCCACCAGACCGGTGTCGGTGAAGCCGCCAGACGCGTTGGCCGCGGTCAAAACAGTCGCGACCAGGGACGCCGACCCGAACGTCGCAGTGGTGCCGCGATAGACCCGCACGGCGTATTGGTTCGGGTCGTTTGCGGCAGTCCAGGTCGTGACCGTCTCGCCTGTGCCGCCCGTTGCCGATGCTGCGGTCAGGTCGTCGGGCGCGGTCGGGTTGGCGACAGGGGTGATCAGATATTCGGTTTCGCCGCCGCCGACGTCAGCCGCCCAGCCCGACGCCCTGCCGCCGCCCGTGACAGTCTGCCACTGTACCACATATTCCACATTCTCGGGCACGATTGCCGAATATGCCCGGTTTTCTTCCATGTCGGTGACGAAATATTCGTATTCGGTCGTGCCGTTCGGTGCGTAACGGAAACGATAAGACCGGTCCGGGCGATCGGGCGCGTCAAAGGTTGCGGCGATGCGCACCGCCGCGCCGCCGTCCGTGGCGATCTGTTCTGCCGTGATAACCACATTGGTGGCCGTTTCCAGATCAGTGTCGATGTTCAGCGACGGTTCGGGCGCGGGCGGCACGCCCTCGGATTGCCCCGCACCGGTCCAACGGTCAGCGGCCAGCGGCACGACGGCAAATGCCGTGGCCATGCCGTCATCGCTTTCCTCGACCGGACTCGCAATCTCATAGACGCCGCTGAAGTCGGAGTCATAGTCCAGATTGACCGCGCGTTCCGACTTGGCAAGGATGCCCTTGACGGTGCACCCGAAGGCACCGCGACGCGGCGGTGCGATCCGGGCCCCGATTGCGCCTGCCAGCCGAAACGCCTGGTTGTGGTCCTGACAGCCCAGGATGTCGACAAACGCATAATTCGGTTCGCGCCCCTCGACGTAGTACGTCGGGTTGCGCCAGGGCGCGCACGGCTGCGTCGTGTAGTTGTGATCTGGTGACGTGTAACGCACGACCACGCCGTCGACCTCGGACTCGCCGTCGTCAATGATTTCGGTGCGTGCCGACACGATGTCGCGATCGCCGTCCAGGGAAAGGGTCGGCGCGACGTAGTAACCGACGACCGGATAAGCAGCCCCGACATTGTCATAAGCGACGAAGCCGTCACAGGTCGACAAAATGTCGCTTTCGGCTTCTTGGCGTTCCGTCTTGTCAGACACCGCAATGCCGCAGCGATACATGGGCACATCGACGCCCGATCGGTTTTGCACCAGCGTGTCGCACAGATCGGCCTGTTCTGCGACCTTGTTCCAGTTCACTTCGGACATGGGGCGGCCGCGCCCGAAACGATTGGTGCGCCACCAGGCCCAAATGATCGCCGGGTTTCCGTTGCCGGCCGTCCAGGTCGACGAGTCGTCGATGTCGTGCGTCGGTTCGCGCGGGTCATAGATCCGCGAAAAGTTGCCCAGCAGTGTCACGGACGGTTCGCCCAGACCCATGGCACCGCGCCAGCGATAGACCTTGTGGCGGTTTTCCAGCGTCACGGCCTTGACGCGCACGATCGAATACGTAACGCCAGCCAGATGAAAGTCGGTCGGCAGGTTGGGAAACGCTGTCGTGAATGCCGTCGGTTTCGTGCCGATGATGTTCGACGAGTCAGGCGTGACCGTGTAGACGCGGAACTGCGGCACGCGGGTGCCGGTTCCTTCATAGGCGTTGCCGTCCGTGGTCAGGCAAAAATCATCGGTCAGCACATCGCCCGCAGTGAACCCGTCCGTGCCGTCGGAAATGGTCAGCGGCACCGTGTCGAAGAAATACGACGGATCGCCGGTCAGTTCGTTGTCGGCGTGCGCCACGATGTACCAGAAATTGCCCGACTCGTCGAACTCGGCAAAGATGCCCGCCGCACCACCGACCGCCACCGTGCCGGCCACTTGAAAGCGATCGGGCGCAGCAACGCGCGAATTGAGCCGAACCGACTCCAGATCAGGCGGGCGCTGCGCCCGGGGTCGCAACAGGTAATTGATCCCGGCGTTCAGCAGCAGCGACCCCAGAAGGGTCTGGCCGAAAACCGCACCGATGCCGAAAAAGCCCGGGTAGAGAACCGACGCCGCGATCGCCGTCGTCGACGCCGCACCGGTGAAGCCTAGGTAAAGCGCCGTGATTGGTTCAGCTGTCGCCGCACCCGGCCAAATGACCGCCGCACTGCAGAGTAATGCCGCCTTGATCAGTCTCATATCGCCCACGCCCCTAAAATTGCAGCAGGGCACTCGATCACGCCCCGTTCCATACGAAACATCACGCGCCGCCCCATGTCCACACCGGCGATCTGCATGTCACCCATTTGGCAAACGACTGGGTTGCCCTTCCGGCGGTCGCTGGTGCGGTCAAAGCCCGCCCAGGTCATTCCGTAGTCGAAGAGCCCCAGCGCGCCGCCATGCGCCGCCAGGATGCGCCGCGCGCCCTCTTCGTCGTCATAGGTGCCCCGCCACGGCGCGGCCGGGTCTATCCCGGTCACGCGCAGAATGTGGTCAGCGACCGAAAGGATGCAATCCGCCCGGCCCCATTCGTGCGACGTGCGCCGCCACAGGGTGCGGGTGCGCTCGACTGATGTCACCTGTAAACCTCGATTCGAGCCCCGACTCCGTCTACGTTGACCTTGCCCCACGAGTCGAACCCTGAAACGGTAATGTCGCGGGAAATTTTCAACGCCGCGCGCTTACCCATAGTCACGGCTTCGTCAATACCTAGGTGCATGTGCGCTTTGACCACGTCGGCAACCGGACGGATTTTTTGCACGCGCTTTGCCCTTGCGACGATCACGTCAGACTTACTGCGGTTGCGCATTGCTCGTGCCGCGCACGTCGTTCCAAAATATATGACCTCTCCCGACTCGTTCTCTAATGCCACAGTGCGTGCCAGTTTCGACTTGCCGCAGCAATCGCAAGTGGTCACCTCGTCCGTAATGCCATGAATTTTGTAAGCCGTAGTCATTTGGTCAATTCCCTCTCTATCTGAGAATCACCCTGCACCATTTGGCGATGTTTGTCAATCGAACACATAGGTTCGATTTGCGTTGCCGGCGACAAAGACGCACCCGGAATCCGACGACACGCCCAGCAGCGCGGCGCGCTCATTCTGCGACGTGTCGGTGTAGGTGCCGCCCGGAAACCGGCTGCGTCCATATTCGACCGTGCGGCAGCTGACGAAGGCTGCGTAATTCTCGACCCATTGCCCGGCCTGTTGTTCGACCAGGCTTTTTTCGAACCGCACGCCGCGCATCACCAGACGGTTCGCGAACGCAATCGGTGTCTGGGGTCGCATCCCTTCGCCCGGGTGAACGATGACGCGATAAACCGTCAAGTCGCGATCGCGCGCCTTCGACTGGTCAGCCTTCAGCGCGTCAAAGGCTTCCCGGCTGACAAAGGGGATGCCGAACTCATAGGTCGGCGACGCCCCGTCGCGCGGGTCGCGGATCGGCGGCGCGGTGTGATGGTCTTCGCCCGCCGCGTCGATCGTTCCCAACCATTCGACACCGCCGCTGGTGATCAGCTTGCCCTGCCCGTGCCACAGTCGCACTGGGTATCCGTCGAAATCGTAATGGAAGCACCGACGAGTCGAGACAAACGAGTCGCCGCTTTGTTCCAGGGCCGTCAGCAATTCGGTTTCGAAGGTCATCTGTTGAACCCAAACAATTTTCGCCACCAGGGCACCTTTCGGCGCGCGCAGGGGCGGTCGTGCTTCCAATAATCGCCCGGTGCGCCTGACTCCACTCTCGATCTCTTGCGTGGCATTACGGCAAATACTCCCTGAACTGCAGTTCCGGCAACGGGGCGTGACGCCGATCGCCGGCCGACGAAAACGCCTCACTTGCGTTGACGCAAACGCCCATAAACGACGGGCGGAACTTGATTTCGGTCGAGGTCGTCACGTCGCGGCGCAGCGGCGGGCTGATTTCCACAGTGGCGACGTCGGCGGAATCATAAGTCACCGCCATGGCTTCATGCGTGAAGTCGAACGCACCTGACCGGAACCCGAAGACATGGCC